GATTGATGGCACCATGATAAAAAACACCGATAAGCATTTACTGCTATCCCCTTTAAATACTTCTGGGGTGGCTCTGAGTGCTCCTGTTTTGGGTGATAAAATAAAAGATGCTGCAGGTGTAACATATACAATAGTTGAGCCTTATAAGAGGATTTCCCCAGCGGGTACAGTGGTTTTATATAGCATCAATTTGAGGGCGTAGATGGGCTTTGCTGATGACATAAATAAGTTTGCTCAAAAGTCGGTTGCCAATGCAAACACCGTTGTCAGGCGAACTGTCATAGATGTAGGGCAAAGAGTCATTACAAGGACCCCTGTTGGTGATGCAAATTTCTGGCAGAGCAAACCACCTGCTGGATACGTGGGTGGCCATGCCCGGTTTAATTGGATGTACTCCATGAATACCAGGGTGATTCAAGAGCTGGATGGAATAGACACCTCCCCAGGAGGAGCAGCAACGTTGCAGCGTTTAACAGGTGCGGTTCCTTTAATCCCAGGGGATGCAGTTCATTATATCCAGAATTCTGTACCGTACATAGAAAGGCTTGAGGATGGATACAGCAGGCAGGCACCAAATGGTTTTGTGGCCCTGACTGCTGCTGAGTTCCAGGGGATTGTATCTGAAGAGGTGAGTAAGCTATAATGACAACTATATCAAACAATGTGTTTCCATCTTTGCCTATTGACAATCTTGGTTATAGCTTTTCGGCCAACGCCATACTGTTCAGCAAGGGTCCTATGGTAAATGCCATTTTCAGCCTGCCTTCTAATATCTCTAACTGCATCTTCAGTCAATTTTGCATTGCCTGCATCAACTCCTATTGCTGTAATATACAGCTTATTTTCAAGAGCGTGATGGCAATTCTGTTGGGCTGTCACCCATTCCAGATTGCAAGCAAAATTATAGGCCTTATCACCGTCTATATGATTGACCTGAGGGTGGTTTTTGGGGTTATAAATAAAGGCCATAGCCACAAGCCTATGAATGAAAAATTTAGCCTTTTTGCCATTTTGACAAAGAAGTATATATTTATACCCCTGCTTAGTTTCGTTCTGCCTCATCATTCTACCTTTAACATGCCTAGGTGTTTTCCATCTACTTTTGCAGGTCCTCTCAAGAGACTTGACTCTGCCCCAATTGGAAATTTCATATTGGGATTCGTAACCACTAATTGGAAGCCATCGTTCAATAGTCATAATTTAATATCCTTTCTGGTGCCTATTAATGCCATACATAATAGAATAAGTAAAGGAATAAAGTAAAATGAGCATAATTTCAGTCAGAGCAGCACTGCAAAGCAAATTAGACGGGATGTCTCCAGCACTTGCAACAGCCTGGGAGAACTTCAAAGATGATAGCGTGCCCATAGACGGCGTACCATACCAGGCAGCTTACTTGCTCCCCTCTGTTGAAAATCCAACTATGGGTGATGATTATCATAGACTTATAGGGATTTTTCAGATAAATTTATATTATCCTTTATTAGAGGGCACAGCCACAGCAGAGGCCAGGGCCGAACTGATAAGCACAACATTCAAACGGGGAACCTCCATGGCATCAGGGGGTATAACCACAAGGATAGAAAAAACACCAGAGATTATGCCAGGCAGGGCCGATGGTGATAGATGGATGATACCTATAAAAATCCGGTTTTTTGCCGGAGTAAATTAAACTTTTAAGGGGTGACACTATGAAAAAACTATTTACAGTATTTATGTTGGCTTGGATGTTTCTTTTTTCTTCTTTGGCGTTTGGGGCTGGAAGTAGCACAACTGTGATGAGTGATGTTATTTACGATAATCATTACACGGGGGCATCTGTTAGGGTCGTGACTGTTATTTTTACTGCTGATGATTCAGATGGGTCCATACCAAATACCACGCTTAACAGAAATACCACAGGCATTGTCCATGGCAGCATAAAGGGGTGGCACCTATGGGAAGTGTTTATTGATTGCATATCTGGGGTCTCTCCTACAGATGACAGCGACCTATATGTGTACCAGGATGGCAATGATCTATTAGATGGGAATGGCGCTGACAAGGTTGATGGCTCTGCTGTTGATACAACATATCCAAGAATTGACAGCAGTGGTCCATATCCAAGGCCTGTGAGTGATGATCTGACATTAACCATCAGCAACAACTCAGTAAATTCAGCCGTTGGAACCATAACTCTTACATTTAAGTAGGTTGATGTTATGTTTAAAAAAATACTATTAACTTTATTTTTCTTGTTATGGTCCTCACTGTCTTACTGTGAGACTGTAACCCTGCTTGCTACCACAGACAATGGTGGAACTGTATGGGACGTTGTAGGGCCTGGGGCAGAAACAGAGGTGTGGGAGGTCGTACAGACCAATGATGGTGATACTAGTTATGGATCTACCACATCTAATGAAAATCAAAATTTAGAGTTTCAGGAATTTTTGCCAAATGTTTCTGCAATAACCTCTATCACTGTAAACGCAGTGCAAAAGACTGATAGTGATGCAGACTCAAGAGCTCGAATAATATTCAATAATGACAACAACCAAACCGGATCAAAATTTGGCGTTGGGCTTACTTATGCCACTGGGTCAAATTCATTCACCCTGAATGGTGAAACTGGCCTACCATGGACAAAAGACGAAATAAACGGCATTGGTCCAACTGGAATCAAATATATAGCCATTATTGGCACTGATGGAACCTTGGGTAGCTATCTAAGGACAACACACTTAGAGCTGGTCATAGAATATACTCCATTGAAATCGACATATAGTTCAGTTTTAGGTTTCTTTGACTTTTTTTAAATATTAAACACTTTAAAGGAGAAAGTTATGGCAATTGCATCAGGGATAGAAAAGCTCGTTGTCTTAGCAATACAGACAGCACAGGGCACGGTGGCAGAGGCAGCACTGGCAACAGCAAGGTACATGAGAAGGGTAACAAGCTCACTTGACCTTGCCAAGGAAACGTATCAGTCAAACGAGATCAGGCCAGACAGACAGATAGGTGACTTCAGGCATGGCGTGCAGTCCATAGAGGGCACACTCAATGGTGAGCTCTCCCCTGAAACATATGAATTGCTTATGGCTGCTATCCTTAGAAAGGATTTTGTTGCTGGCGTTTCTGATGCTGCAAACAGCAATGTCGCGTCTGATGCCTCAGGAACCCTTACCAGGTCAGATGCTCTTGGCTCATGGCTTGAGGACGGTTTTAAGATTGGCGACATCGTAAGGTGCACAGGGTTTACAGCCACAGCCAACAATGATCTAAATTTGATGATCACAGCCGTTACTGATACCGTTATGACTGTGCTTGCTCTTAACGGCTCCACACTCACCACAGAGGCAGAAGGGCAGGCCATTACCACAGCAGTAGTTGGACAGAAGACATGGACGCCAACCACAGGCCATACAGAGAATTGGTTCACCCTGGAACATTACTTCGGTGATATTGACTCTTCAGAGGTCTACTATGATGTGAAGCCAAATTCAATGGCAATCAGCCTGCCTGCCACAGGAATGGCTACAATAGATGTCGGCCTTATGGGATTGAATCATAACTACCTTGACTCAGGAGCATCACCATATTTTTCGGCTGTTCTTGATGCCACTGAGACCGGAATAGTTGCAGCAGTCAATGGAGTGATCACAGTTGAGGGGACACAGATAGCTCTCATAACCAGCATTGACTTTGACATTGCAGCCAACCTGACCAGTGAGCCGGTTGTGGGCTCAAACGTCAAGCCCGACCTATTTGAGGGCAGGGTTGCAGTAACTGGAAACATGTCTGTGTACTTTGAGGATGACACTTTCAGGGATTACTTTGAGGATGAAACCGAGGTGTCAATATCATGTGCCTTTACCACCAACAATGATGACGACGCTGATTTTATTGCCTTTTCAATGCCAAGGGTAAAAATGGGTGGATCCACAAAGGATGATGGAGAAAAAGGTATTATTCAAACCATGCCTTTTACCGCCCTCATTGATGTAAACGCAGGAGCAGACACAGGAGCAACCGCAACTGACACTCTTGAGACAACTTTGAGCATTCAGGATAGCACTCTTTCATAACCAAGAGGGGCAGTAATGCCCCTTATAAATGATAACATTTAATCGGAGGGGAACAAGTGACACGAATTGACTTGGGAGATATCGACACAGTGAAGGGCAGCAATGAGGGCTTTGATGTTGAGCTTTATCATCCTGCCACAAATGCAGACACAGGAATCATCATTACGGTGCTTGGAAAAGATTCAGATGCTTTCCAGAAGACCAACAAACAGCAGCAGAAAAAGAGAATGGACCGCCTTTCTAAGAATGGTTTTAGGGGTGGAAAGGTTGCCCCACCATCTCAGGAAGAAATGGACGCAGACAGTCTTGAATTGCTCGCATCATGTACAGTAGGATGGAAAACTATCATTGATGAGAGTTCTGGGAGTGAAACTATACTCCTTGATGGGGAGGAACTATCCTTTTCTTTAGTAAATGCAAAAAAGGTAT